CTAGTAGTAATGGTCATAACCTCCGCTTTCTCTTCTGGCTCTGGATGCTCTCACTCGTGCTTTTCTTAACATCCTTAACAGCGGGTGGGTTTGTACTTTGTTCGAGTTTATTGTCTGTGAGGATAGTAACTCCCTGCGCTCTGTCTCTGCCTCTTTGGTGACCGCTATCACTGATAAATCCCAATCGTGTTTGCTAATTAACGGTGCTTGGAACGGGGTGATTGGTGAGCGATTTATGTCTTGTCGTTTCAATGTACGCTGTATCTGTCGCTTAACTTTGTAGTTGTCTTTCCTTGATGCCTGAATGGCTTTTAGTATGCGTCTTACAGCATGAAAGCCAGTGATAGAAAGTGTTTCTTTTTTTATCTCATGCCGCGCCCAGCCATTCGAATAACCCCAAACGTTGGCATCTGACCAATCATATAGGCTCTTGCTCGCCTCTCTATTAAAGTCATTTAACTTAGTTTCGGGTTTTGCCATGTAATCAATCTGTTTACCTATACACCTTGTAGGCTCTGAATATTGCTGACCTTTCAAATCTAGATCCCACTGGGGAGGAACATTTGATGGGATTGCATTGTTTGCCAGTGTTACCCATTTGCTGACAATTTTGCCTGCTTGCCCATTAATGCTTCTTTCGTTCACCATAATTATTGCGTGTACATGCGGCTCTGACTGGTGTTGAGCCCACTCCATGACGTAAACCCACTGATTGCCTTTCGAAGTCAACCATCTGGTAAGTGCCTTTAACGCTTTGTTGAATTTCTCTGGCGTTGTTCCCTTAACGGGTCTGAAGGTAAAGGAGTAGGGGATACCACTAGTTGATTCGACATCCAGAGTAAACAAAGCTCGCCTCATTGTACGCCATTTCTTCTTTGTCCAAGCTGGTGGTATGCAGTGGTTAGCCTTTGATGATTGGCGTTTATTCTCCGCCTTTAATTCATTACGTTTGTGCGTAACTGATCTCACATAAGCTAATGTGCGACCATTGATGTGATTGATTACGGCTTGTGATTTTGTGGATAGACTCGCGTCTTTATCGTATAATTCCATGTGTAAAGTTCATATATTTCAATTGCTTCAAAGCCGACTCTCGCAAAGTCGGCTTTCTGCTTTGTCAATCACAGGTATTTGGTTTCAATACCCTTGTAAACAGTTCTAAGCGTGTCTTCAGGCACTTTACCCACCAGCCCACGCAACAACGACAACGTTATGTTTACCTTACGCAATGTCTTTACATATCTGGCGTTCGTCCTCCAGATCTTCAATGTTTCGTCTTTATCGCTGTGGTATGCTTCTAAATTGCGTTCTGTGACGTGATACGCCTCTGTTTTAAACTGCTCAACAGGAATTCCCCAATCGTTGCGTAACAGCGTTAAAACGCGACTACGTTCGTGATTTCCGGCTTTCCTTAATATGTCGTCAAACTCTTTTGGGGTAAGCTTCCTGCCACTTAGTAGGATATCGCGTATATTCGCGGCGACCTGAGAGCGTGTAAGAGTGCTCATTTTCGTCCCCCCAGAAATCTGTCGGCAAATTGATCAAGGCTGGAGGCAAGCCACACCCGGCGCTTGCGTCCATTGATGGTCTGATTTATATAGGGAGGAAAGCTTCGGATATATCGCTTTAACTGATAGAAGCGTGACAGACAGACGCCAAGATATTCTGCTGCGTCTTTAGCGGTCAGGTAATTAATCATTTTATTCCCTTACTGTTGTACCAAAATGTAATATGGAGGAGACTTCCTGTCTCCCCAAATTACTCTACAATTTTTGTGCGATTAAATCAGATCTATTACTAAGTAATCATCGCCAGAGGCAATGCCGATAGCTTTTCCACCGCTGGTGGATTTCACATCATAAACCCAGGTGCTGGTGCTCACCTTTTGTGGCTCTGATCTAATCAGTGCCGCGAAGGTTTCAAAATCAACATGGGTTACGTTCAGCTTTTGATTGGTAGGTTTCAACTGCATTCTTAATACCTAATAACGTATTGTTTGTATCCTGTTTGTTTCTGTTCTTTAGTTACTACGCGATTCGGCTATACGTTGATCGATCCAGTCATCGATCTCGCTTTCAATAAAAGCTATTGCGCGAGCACCAATCTTGACTGATTGGGGGAATTGTCCTCGGCTCATCAGAGCATATACCCACGCCTTGCTATAGCCAGTGCGTTTCAAAACCTCAGATAGCCGAATCAGCGACTTTTTCATATCTACCTCGTAATACGTTGCTTGACTATGTGAGATAGTAAATCATTGTTTTTTTAAGTTTTCTGTGAATTTGGAGAAAAAATTTTTGGGAATAGAATTACCCCAAATTGGGCGTTATTTTTTAGTTCTAACGCACAATTTGGGAACATCCTTCCTTTATTTTGGACGCTTTTTGGTTGCTTTTTTCTTAAATTTGGGGGCGTACTTATCCAAAGCGTTCGTTAGCAATCTCCGAAATGTATCTGGGTGGGTATCGCTGTCTTCATCGTTCCCGAATATTATGTTGTTTTCTATTACTTGGGCACTAACCCTATTGATACTAAGGTTTCCTCCACTATGGAAATCTTTGCTTGATTCAAATAAGGCAATCGCCATTCCGGCGATCATCTTTAAAGCCGTATCTTTTCCTCTCCAGTTTTGTTCTCTTTCTACTTTTTTTGACAGTGCTCCAATTTCTGGTTCGTTATCTGGAACATTCATATCCAGTTCTGGGAAGAAGTTCACAACCTCGGAGCGCTTGAAATAAAACGAATCGTAAGACCCATACCAATCATCCTCATCATCGTGATATAAAAAGTCTTCCCCTTTCCTAACGTTGAAAGTCCCTTCTTCCCCCGGTATCGGGCTCTCCCTGTATTCATGCCCCATAGCCAGAAGACCTAAAAACTCCACACACTGCTTTTCAAAGTCGTCATTAGTTGTAAAACCTGATACCCAATCGAACTGATAAAAGCCCAGCCCCCCTAAAGTATCTGGTTTAGCTTTGCTCAATCTGTAGTTACTTAAGATAGCGGCAGCGATCATTCTTTCATTTTCATTGTTTAGTCTTGCCAGTTCGCTGATCAGATTACCAAACCAGATTTTATCTTCTGACTCGTTATAAAACGCATCTAGTCCTGTCATCTTAGTCACGGCGTGTTCTCCTTCCGAACTCGTAAGGGCTTATATGTATTTCTCGATTGGCGTCCAGATAATCTGCCCACCATTGAAGCATTAGTTTGCGCTCTTCTAAGTAATCAGCCTTGTGCTTGTAGGCTCTTTTAACGTCTTTATATTCTTTGTGGCTCATCTGGCGCTCTACTGCGTCCTCCTGCCACAAACCGGACTCCATCAGGGAACTACAGGCTGTGGCACGGAATCCATGTCCAGTTACGTCCTCTTGCGTGTTATAGCCCATTAAGCGTAATGCCTTGTTTACCGTGTTTTCACTCATCACGCCTTTGGTGTTTCTTTCATTCGGAAACACAACATCGTAGCTTCCGCTTAGTTCTCTCAACTGCTTTACAATAGAAACAGCCTGACGGCTAAGAAGCACGATATGTTCGTCTTTTCCCGTTTTTGTGCCACGGGTGGAAAACCTCACACCATCGATAGGCTCTCTTTTTTTAGGGATAATCCACTCAGCCCGATCAAGGTCAAACTCTTTCCAACGGGCAAACCTTAACTCGCTTGAACGAACAAATGTCAACATGGTTAGCTCAATGGCAAGGCGGGTAAGAGGATTACCTTTAAAGCTGCCCAATCGAGTGAAAAAGTCTGGTAAATCTCTGGGATGTAGTGCGGCATGATGCTTAGTTTCATATTGCATTAACCGGACATCGAGATCATTCGTGATGATTTCTGTCTTAATGCCGCTCAGACGGGCGCTATGTATGATGTCCTTAACTCGTTGTTTAAGTCGGTTGGCTGTATCGTGTTTCCCGGCGTCATCTACCTTCTTAAACAAAGGTAAAATTGTCATCGCCTCCAGTTTGCGAATATCCGAAGTGCCAATGTGAGGGAAAATATACATTTCAAGGCTTCTAAGTACGCGTTTTCGGTGGTCTTCGTTCCACATCTGGTGGCTTTCAACCCATTGACGTCCTATTGTCTCAAAAGTGAATGCGCCTTTTTCTTCTGCTTTTGCTGCTCTTTGCTCTGCTTTGGGATCTATCCCCTTGACTAACAACTTTTTGGCGTTGTCTCGTTTTTCTCTGGCGTCTTGTAAGCTAATGGTTGGATATACACCAAAAGCAAGTCTGTCTTCTTTCTTATCTGATGGGCGGCGATACTTCATTCGCCAATACTTCGACCCGGTCTGGGATACTTCAAGATAAAGACCACCACCATCAGACAATTTATAAGTTTTGTCTCGTGGCTTAGCTGCTTTGCACTGACGGTCTGTTAATTTGTTGAGGGTATTTCTGGACATGTTGGGGGCACATATACAATCGAACCAGCAATGCCCCTAATTATGCCCCATAGATTTACTTGATTTCAATAGACGGAAATGGACGTCATGAGAATAAAATCTCTTTATTTTTATATGTTTACATGGGATTTATAGACAATGGTAGACGTTGGTGTACAGCGGGATGGTGTCCCCTGCAGACATCTACTTGAAGCGGCAGGGGATTGATTGGAATGGTGTTTTTTAGATGTGAGAAATATTTTACCCGCTATTTTACCCATTGGCGCGGCTTAAGAGCTTATTTTTAAATTCACAATGGTCACGATATAACCATCTTGCTCGTCCGTGGATAACTTTGGCTTTAGGAAGGTCGCCGGACTTAATCCGGTCATAGATGAAGGTTTTACCAAAGCCAGTATCGGCCATGATGAATTTCAAATCAACCAGTGAATCAGGCTGTAGTTCGTGTTGCATGAGTGCTATCTCCGAATAGGGAATCGAACCTGCAAATCAGGCAATAAAAAACCGCCATCAGGCGTCTTGGTGTTCTTTCAGTTCTTCAATTCGAATATTGGTTACGTCTGCATGCGCTATCTGCGCCCATATCATCCAGTGGTTATAGCAGTCGTTGATGTCCTCTGCTTCGATAACCCTGTCGAATGGCTCTCCATTCCATTCACCAGTGACTCGGAAGTGCATTTATCATCTCCATAAAACAAAACCCGCCGTAGCGAGTTCAGATAAAAGAAATCCCCGCGAGTGCGAGGATGTTATTCATTGCCGATATTCACCTTTATCGCGAACACCTTTACCGGTTTATCACCGAAGTGTGGATGTATGATTGTCTTGATTTCATATCCACCATACGGAACATCAATTCTGCGACTGGAATCGTCGCGCTTCGGATATCCCTTTGTGATAATCAGGCGGTCATACTCCCGGAACATAATTCGCTTATTCCAGTAGTCATTACACAGGCGATACTCTTCCGTTTTCTCGCCCCGCTTCATCTGGTCGAAGTATTCGCCGTTCACTGCCAGTTGCAGATTAGCCATTGTCAGCCTCCTGCGGCGGTTCCGGTAGTGGCATCCAGTGGGTTACGTCATCCAAGATATTGCCTGATAAATATGTGAAAGCTCTGTATTTTTTGTAATCAATTGGACTCACTACCCAGTTCCAATATGCTGCCACTATTTGACCTTGACTAAATGCCAGTAACATTTTGGTGTCTTCCGGCATTCGATCACTACAGCTTATCCAACTATCCGGAGTCACCGGAGTTGGTCCATCGAATTCGGGCATGTCAGGACCTTTTCTGATAGCTTTAGCCAGCTCCAGCGGGTCATCGTAAAGCCAGTCGCCAGTTTGTGGGTGATTTGCTTCTGCAAGCTGCGCAGCCCATTCAAGACCATCTTTTTGACCTTGGAGATAATCAAGCGGCAACTCTTCATGATTACTTGCAGGTTCGGCACTATGAAGCATGGCAGCGCGGCAGGCGTTCCAGCCTCTCACCTCTGCAATAGCGGCAACAGCATCAACCGCGTACATGCTAAGAGGATTAGGCATTGGTTTTTCTTCCGGTACTACTGGCGCTGGAGGGGAGGCGTAAATGCCCTCTATCACTAAATGTTTGCGCTCAAAATCATCTGGCTCTCGATGATATACGTAACTCCAGTCACCAAGGTTATCATTGCGCCTGCAACGGAAACCTATCGGCTCTGCTTCCAGCGATGCCAGTGCAATTTCATAAGCACGGCGCTCAATATTGTCTCGAACGTCCAAGCTGCCTATGCGCTCTTTGATTTCTTTAATCAGTTCTTTGTCGGTTAAAGTGGTCATTTGTTAATCCTCAAAACTTTATGCCCGGGCGCAAAAGCACGCGTTTTGTCTTTGCTTATTCGCCAGCCATCCTTGCGCGCCTCTTTTGCACAGCCAGCCCATGACGTACCTATATACTCACCGAAGTCTGGCGACTTATATTTGCCATCTGTACACTGGAGGCAATCACAATAGAGATGCATGGTGTAACTTGCAGCGATAGCCATATCACTCTCCTTTGATGCGAATGCCAGCAAGCCAGTTTCTTATGCCGATATATTCAGCGTTCCTGAAACCGCTTTTTACATATATAAATGGCAAGCGAAGATTGTGACCATTGGCTGCCAGGTAGTCTTTACAACCCTGTTCGGTGAAACAGCAGGTAACGAATTCATCAATATCTTTCACAGCAACGCGCCGCCATTTTTCTTGTGGCTCTCGAAAGTTTTCGTGAAGTAGTTCGAGACGACGACTTTGGCGTTTATTGGCTTCATTACCATCTTCATCAACCCAGACAATCCGGTCATAGTCATAATCAGCATCAACAACGATTTCGCGCTTTTGATACACACAAAACATAGGGTCTGACGTTATTCGATTATCCTGTGTTCGAATATTTTCACCGATGATGCCAAACGAATCTGGTGCAGCTTTTTTCTCCAGCTCTGCAATGCGTTTGCTTTGAGCTTCCAGTTCATCAAGAAGCGCAAGCACGGTAGCCGGATTAGCCTTGGCAACAAAATCCCGGACTGACTTACAATCAATCTCCGCAATGGGTTGATACAATGTGTAGCCATGCTGTCTTGTATAACTACCGTGACGAATAACGAAAAAATCACCGTTTATTTTTTTAGCTTGCCACTTATCTTTACCGGCTTTCACTGCCACATCACGCAGTGCCTGATAGTCAATCTTGCTCACTGGTTGTCTCCTGCTTCTCTGCCTTCAACACCATGCGAGAACCATCATCAAGTTCCCACGCGATCTCACCACCTTCAGCCATGACCAGTCGCCACACCAATTGAGCAGCCTCATTGGTAACATCACGACCTGGATCATTGCCAACGCGCATACGTCCACCTTCAACATCGCGCATTTTTGCCAGCATGATAGTTTTTGATAGCGGTGAAAAACCAAGCTGTAGTCGTGCGGAATTACTCACTGCTTGCCTCCTTTGCGCCACATCGAATTCAGATATTTGTTTTGATTCACTGATGGAAAAGAATTTCTCTTAAGCAATTCCTCTCTCGATGGCATTGGCTTTACGCGTTGGCGAATAATCATTTCTGCCGGAAGAATGCCGGGATTGTATGCAAGTCCTCTCATGATTTACTCTCCGCGAACTGGTCAACAGCCGTGCTAAGTGATACACCTAAAGTCTCGATATGCTGCTGAATATCCTGTAGTGTCTGCGCCTGAGATAACAGGATTTCACGGTTGCATAACTCTTTAACCAGATGCTCAAACTTGCTGTAATAACCGATACGACTTAGTGTTTCTTTCCCTGCATTCTCGCCTTCTTTGATAATTCCTCTTTCACTAAGAATCAGGTCGTGTTTGGTTCCGGTAATAACGTATTTTCCAAGGTCGATGTTTAGCTTCATTGTTAATTACTCCATGTTAATTTATTCGTATGCCTGCTCTTTCTTCATCGAGTTTTTTTAGCTTGTATCGCATAGCTCTTACTGAATAAATTGAGCGGCAGGTTGCAATTGCTATTTCTTCTGCGGAGAACTTACCGAAAAGTGATACTTCGGCTCTTGTCCATCGTCTTCCACGAAGTCGGCTAACAATGTCAGCGCCAATCCTTGTTGCTTTCGCCATTACTGCTTTTTCAGTCCTTTCCAGTTTTTCAGCGATAACTTCAACTGGCATTGTCGCCGCTACCTCGCGCAAGAAATCGACTTCCCATTTCTCCCATGGAGTCTTTTTCATAGTCGATACCGTTATTTGATAAGAAGTGAAGGTTTCCCAACTTTGAGTTGAGCGCCGGGGATATTTATTCCTGCTTTTAGTTGGTGTTTGATTGCCAGTTTGTCGGCTTTAATTGTCGTTTCAAACTCAACGTATTCAGGAGGAAGGGCGCTTGAGTCGATGATTTCTACAGTTTCTGACGGTTTGCGGATTGTTACCTGGTGAATACCTGCTCGAATCTTTTTCTTGCCAACCATTTCAAGCGATGACGCTATATATGATTTGATGCTCTCAATCTTATTTTGAATTACTGCGGCTCGCTCATTCAGTGACTTTGCCTCTTCCTTGAGGCGTTCAGCATAACCAGATTCATTTTTAATAATGGCAAGAAGTTGCTCTATTTTATCGGTAAATTCTCCTTCCATGCCTTCTATTGTGTCAGCAATCATCTCTGGTTCTAAATCTGAATCCATCAATTTTGCGTATTCATTGGCAATTTCATATAGTTTGCTCACTGGCAACCTCCAGTTTCGCTTTGCATTCTGCGTAAATGGCTTGTACGTTCTGCTGCAATTTCATTCCAGATGTCAGGCGATATGCTTCTGCAAAATATCGCTTCAAATCATCCATGTTTTCAGCCTGAGCCATTTCATCACAAAGAAGTTGTGCTTTATCCGTTATTTCCTGCTGGCGTTTCCGTTCATCTTCGCGGATATCTTCCTCTGATTTGTGCGGCATAACTGGTTCAGTCCACACACCTTCTTCTTCGTTTAGTACGTGAATAGCACTATCAAGACGTGATGCCTTAGGCCAAAACTTGCTTGCACGCTTTACGACCGTCTTTCGCGCCATCTCATTCCAGTGATTTACCCATGGTCCTTTATCGCTGAATGCCGCCTTGCTTGTTTTCCTTACAGCCTCAATTTCAGCCAGACTCATCTCTTCCGTTAGATAATCACCTGCTGGCGTCTTAACTGTGCAGTAAACGCCAACGATATCACCACGATCACCGAAGGCGTTGTATTTATGGGTTGGTGCTTTATCAAGCCCGTTTGACTCATAGGTATCGTTAGCATGAACAAGTTTTGCCTGACCCCATGAGATAACACCAGACTCCATTGCAATATGGAGCAATCCCATATAACTGATATCAAGGCACACCATGCCGTCGCGAGGAACCAGATAAGCCAGTTTGCTGGCCGGGTTTAAGGTGATGCCGATCGCCGCAACATTGATGATGGCGTTCTGTGCGCTGGTTGGATTTGCCAGTGCCGTTTTAGCCAGGTAATCATTTTTCTGGAAATACTGAATTGCAAACTGGCTTTCCTTAGCCCATGTCACCGTCTGTTCAGTCAATGCTCCGCAGAATAACTGCTCTTGCTGTTTAACGAATTCAACGATATTGCTCATGCAGCTTCTCCATAAATATGTCTGCGTTTGAATATTGCGAAGGCATATTCAGCCTTAACTCTTTCGGTTATTGCATCCCAGAACCATTCAGCGGCTTTTTCCTGATAGTTACAGTCATCATCTTCCAGCCAGTCGATAGCGTCCTTAGTGTGTTCATCTGGTTTATATGAGCGAAGCATTTCGCTTATTGGGTCGCAACGTTTGCAGAGGCGATCAACTTCACTGTTGATTCGTTCGTAATCTTCATCAGTAAAACTTGCGATTATTTGCGATATTTCACGCTTATCATTCAGAGTCAGAATCATCATCTTTCTCCTGTTCTTTGTGCTGATTGAGCATTTTGTTCATCTGACGAATGAATTCTTCGTCTGACCAGTTATCTGTAAAACTCATTTCCTGCGATACCACGGAAGGTTGATAGCTGATTTCATCGCTTTATTTGCTTCAAGCCACATTTTTGAATCACCAATAAATCTGGCTATTACTGCTTTGTTCTGTGCAGCACGAAGCATCTGGTGATTGATGGCTATTTCATTGCGCATAACGCCTCCAGTTGTTTCTTTGCTGCTCTGATTAATTGTTTAACTCGGCGTGATAATTCAGATTCGTGCGGGTAGAAAGCGGACATGACGCCGCTACCCGCGAGCTGAAAGTGCATCATGGGTAACTCCTTATATTTGATTGCATAACGAAAACGCCTCTCGTGAAGCGTTATTGGTATGCGGTAAAGCCGCGCTTAGGCGGCTTATTTGAAGACTTCTATGAAATCAAGAACTGATGATATTTCGTGGTTGAACGATTTTCTTTTGTATCTTTCTATCGCAGAATCCACCTGGTGTTTATAGTCATCGTCGTTTGAGTATTTAACGAAGCATTCTATTGTCTCAGGCGTTACAGCTATGAGGCTCCACCAACCTTCATCAGATTGATATTCAAACCCCATGCTTTCAAGCCATCCAGCATATTTCCCTCCAGCATCTTGCCAGTGTGTTTTTTCTGCAAGGAAGCTGTTAACCGTCATATGTGCATCAAGGCATTTATCCAACTGTTTACCATTAAGTAGCCATGCGCTGACAGTTGCACATCCCAAATCAACTGATTGAGTAGAGATATTGAATTGGTCGTAATTATCTGGATTAACCAGAATATCTGTAATTTCCATCATTCCTCCATCAAAAAAACTGCCCTCACATTGGAGGGCAAAGAAGATTTCCAATAATCAGAACAAGTCGGCTCCTGTTTAGTTACGAGCGACATTGCTCCGTGTATTCACTCGTTGGAATGAATACACAGTGCTTATTCGTCATGCATTTCAGGTAATTCTTCGTATTCGACGCCCCATACGAGTTTACACCAAGTGACTCGCTCATATCTTTTACAAAAATCAGACCACATAACTTGTGTTCCATCATGGTTTGTTATTACTTCTGTAATATCACCAACACTAACAAAACTGGTATTAGAAGCAGTTATTTTTACTTTCATTACTTATCCCCAAGAGCTTTTCTTATTGCTGCGAGACCTTTATTAACAGCTCCATACCATTCTGGATATGTTGTCGTTGTTCTATTTTTGGTTTGCTTAAGTAATAACTGAAGTGCTTCGAGAAGGTCAGGTGCTGCCGCTATTAGATTGGCATCTTCAATGCATTGAACTTCCTCACAGATTGCAATATACGAACGCCAGCCTGCGCCATTTTCAAGTGAGTCTGCCTGGATTATTTTAATCTCGTCGCCATCCATCATTATTTCCCACTTGCCTTCAGTACCTTTAAATTCCATGTTATCCTCTGTTGTTTATGCCAAAAATAAAGGCCACCATCAGGCAGCCTTGTTATTCTGTTTACCAAGTTCTCTGGCAATCATTGCCGTCGTTCGTATTGCCCATTTATCGACATATTTCCCATCTTCCATTACAGGAAACATTTCTTCAGGCTTAACCATGCATTCCGATTGCAGCTTGCATCCATTGCATCGCTTGAATTGTCCACACCATTGATTTGTATCAATAGTCGTAGTCATACGGATAGTCCTGGTATTGTTCCATCACATCCTGCGGATGCTCTTCGAACTCTTCAAATTCTTCTTCCATATCTCACCTCAAATAAGTGGTTTGCTGCCAAAACAATGAACCATCCGGAAATTCCAGATAGTTCATAATTCACTCTTCAATACTTCCAGCTTACTAATCGCCGATAGATATCCGCGCTGATAGGGCATCATCATTCCTTCGAGCTTGCCACTTCTTAACTCCTCCCTGAGCAATTGTATTGCTTGATCAATAACCTCTGCCTTAGCGTCCTTTATGGCTTGCTTGCGGGGCTTTGCTTTCTGCTTTGGCAGATTTCTCAAGCATGATGGAATGTATGTCTGATTCATCACTTACCTCGCCGTCAGTTGTTTTGATTTCCGGTATCCTGCCGCGTAAATGGCTACGTTTGGCAGGCAAATACTTCCACTGCGTTCATCTTCTTCCTTGCAGCAAAGGCTTCCGAGTGATGCTGCTTTGTCTGCTCTGACGCAACCAGAGAGCTTTAGCGCAATTTTTCGCGCCAGTGCTTCATTACTGCGTCGCTCGGCAATAAGTTCTGCTCTGCGAGCTTTGTAGCGGCTTTTTGCCGTACCTTTGGATTCTTTCCAGACAATGGTTACCATGATGGTCTCCTTTAAGTGGCTTTGGCGCATGACGCGTCGAGGTGCTTATCTTCTCGATCGCTGTCTTGCAGCTGCAATTCGCGCCATCCCCAAAACCACTCAAGTTCTGGTCTCAACGGTTAGGTTGAGAGTCCGTCGATGTTAAAGAGCCTGCCAATCTGTTCCTTGTGGCGTCTCAGCGTCCTGCTGATGGAAATGATAGTCACATATTGTGATTTAATGGTCAATCACAAAATGTGTAAAATAAAGGTGTGACACGTTATGTGTATGATTTTGTTGTGTAAATAGTTTTACCCGCGATGGTTTTGCTTACTTAAGTCGGTGGCAACAGCAGGATGGGTGCTGAAAAGTTCGAAAAACGAGCGAATGGGGTGGTGGTGAGATGGCGGGATATGGGAGTTGTATTAAGAATTATAGTAATTTAATCAATAGTTTGGACCGGCGGGAAGGTGCTGTCCTGATAGTGATCGGCGGGCAATAAAAAACCCGGCTCGGTGGCCGGATTTGCTAAATTACTGACCTTTCTTAAGGTACAAGTTTATTAGGAAAAATATAGTTGGCATAGCAAGCGAGGCCAGGAGAACCCCGAGCATCCATACTTTTACATCTGCTATCTTGGTTTCCAAAGCGGAAAATTTAGCTTCAAAGTAGTCAACCGATGGTTTCTTAGATAATGAAGCATCAAAATCCAGGCTCTTCTGTAAAAGTACAGCGGTGTCTCTTTTGGCGTCAGTAGAATCAGAAGATATTTTCCGGGTATCCTCTTTAATTCCTGCCATGCTGCTCTTGATGTGCGCAACTTCAGCTTCAAGAACTGCTAATCGCTTATCCATGTCGTCGCCTCCATCATCACTTGTTGTTTGAATGATCTCAGTATCATCCATCACAACCGATGTGACAATCCGTTTTTCTTTATCTGAAGCAGCAACAGAACAAGCTTTCATCAAGAGCGTTGCTTGGCTTGATGCTACAGAAGAAAATTCCAGCCCTACTGTAGAGCCATTCTTATCAGAGTAAGCAATTACTAGCTTTCCCTCATCCAAAGATGATTGAGCTGCATTCATCAGCTTTTATTCCTCGAACATGCTTTTCAAGGACTGATAGAAATCGAAGGCCTTCTGTTTACTTAAAGTCACGGACGCAACCTTAGTGCGCTGCATTCCTGCCACTGCGATTTCGCCATTCATATGGCCGATGACAGGGGTGCTATTGAGAAAAACGAAGTTAAAAACTTCGTAGCCATTGTTATCCGTTCCGATGGTTACAACCCCATCAGCATTAGTTTCAATATAATTTTTGGACTCCAGCACATCATTGATATGTGCTAAGGTAACTTCTTGTTTATCGCTCACTTATGTTCTCCTGAACCAACAAAATAGGTAAAAATCTTTTCAATTTCATTAGATTAATTTGCATAAAAAGAACAGGGAAAAGTTGGATTACCAGCTATGCGCCGACCAGAACACCTTGCCGATCAGCCAAACGTCTCTTCAGGCCACTGCGCCTTAACTACCTTGCCTATGATGCGGCAGCTATGGTCGCAATCCAGGGTTCTATATGCCGGGTTTAAAGGTACCAGGTAACTAACCCCTGCATCCTTCTCATACTTCTTGAACGTTGCCTCTGAATCACCATTTGCAGAAGCCACGCAGAAATCCCCAGACTCTACCGGCTCAGCCGGATCAACGAGTATCAGCATGCCTTCCGGAAAACTTGGACGAACCCCCTGAGGCGCCGTCATTGAATGCCCCTTCACCTCAAGCCAGAAAGCTTTTTCGCTGGCTTTTGTGGTCGTTGGGACCCATGCCTTTGCATCGCTGGCTGTGTAGCTTCCCACCTCCGAAAATGGCCCGGCCTGCACTGAAGAAAATAACGGGTATTCATATTGGCGAAATACGGCGTCTGAATCCTCGCCAAACATTATTTTTGCCGGAGATACGCCGAGTGCCGCCCCAAGAACCAGCGCGTCATCCGCGCTAACCTTTCTTGTTCCTAACTCGTAGTTCCCCAGGCGTGAAGGCGCAGCCCAGCCGCAAAGCTTGGCCAATTGAGCCTGGCTAAGTCCTTTAGCTTCTCTAAGGGACTTTATCCTTTCCCCGATAATTTCATGCATCGTTTTCATCCCTTAAATGTAACACGCAACGTGATTGAACTCTGTACACGAATTGAGGTTGACTGTTAATCACAAATTGTGTGTAATGGGTGTGTGATTAATGCTAGGGAGACCGCAATGAACAAAATTGCCCAGCAGCGAAAAAAAATCGGAGTTTCGCAAGCTGTACTAGCTTCGGCAATTGGTTGGGGGCAATCCCGCATCGCCAACTATGAGCTGAATATCCGTACTCCTGGCCTTAACGATTGCCGAATGATCGTAGAAGGCCTCAGGAAGTTAGGGTGCCAATGTTCTTTGGATGATGTTTTCCCTCCATCCAGTAACAAAGCCGCCTAAGCAGTACCCGCTCTTTAACAGTCATGGCCTTTCACCTCTAACCGGGTGAGCAAACATCAGCGGCAAATCCATTGGGTGTGCCGCTATAACTCAATATCAATATAGGAAAATTAACAAATGGCACAAGCAAGCTACAGCAAGCCAACACAGCGAGAAATTGATCGCGCTGAAACTGATTTACTCATCAACCTGTCGACGCTTACCCAGCGCGGTCTGGCAAAGATGATTGGCTGTCATGAATCGAAGATAAGCAGAACGGACTGGAGATTTATTGCTTCGGTCTTGTGTGCTTTCGGAATGGCATCAGACATCAGTCCGATTAGCAGGGCTTTTAAGTATGCGCTTGATGAAATCACAAAGAAAAAATCCCCGGCCGCCACCGAGGATTTTAAGCAAATTGATATGCAATTCTGAGGGAATTACTGGATCAATCCACAGGAGTAATTATGACAAAACAACTCAGTCCTTACCAGGACAAAATTCACAAACACATACTACGTGATCGCTTCCTGTCCAGCTTCAAGCAGCCTGGTCGATTCCGGGCTGAGTTGGAAAAGGTGAAGCTGATGCAGAAGGAGAAAGGTCATGAGTAACATATCTAATCTAGCCGAAGCCAGAGAGGCCAGAAGGCTACAACAACCGCATCAAAGCAGCGGTAAGGGGTATGCCTTGCTGCACCGTAAAATTATGGATGTGCCGTTTTACAAGGACGCAGAAGCAGCGCATCTGTGGGTTCACTTAATCCTCAAAGCAAAGCATACGCCTGAGTATGTAATGACTGACGCAGGAGAAATTCTGGTAGGCAGAGGGAAGCTACTTGGCGGTAGAAACTCTCTGGCGTTTGAAACAGGACTCAAACCAGATCGCGTTCAGTACCTGCTTAGAAAGTTCAAAAAACTCGGCATGATTGACTGGGTTTCACACGGTAAATTCTCAGTTTTCTCGGTAGAGAAATATGACGATTATCAGTCAAATTTTGTACCAGCAGATTACCAGCAAATTACCACCTCAAAGCCAGCAATACCAATGCCTGTAAGCAATACTGTACCAGCAGATTACCAGCAAATTACCACAGATAAAGAATATAATAATATTATCTCTAATACTGACGTATTAGAGAGTGCCACAGCAGACAAAAAGTCTGACAAGAAAAAACCTCCCGTCAGCTGTCAGGATGTTGTCGATGCTTACAACGAAATCCTTCCTGAAGCGCCAAAAATCCGCGCACTGAATGACAAGCGTAAAAACCAGATCCGAACGTTCTGGCGCAAAGCCGGAGTGATAACCCGCCAGCTTGACGGGCATGGGTTCACGATGCAGGACTGGAGAAATTATTTGAGCTACGTAGGCGAAAATTGCCGATGGATGTTCGAAGAGCGTCCAAACCATCAACGCGGAACCGTCTGGCACAAAAAGGGATTTGATTTCCTGCTTAACGATAATACCTACCTGAAAGTTCGTGAGGGTGAACACGATGACCGATAATTTTTATGCGCCGCCCCATAGCATCGAGGCAGAGCAGGCGGTGATTGGTGGATTGCTTCTGGATGATGACAGCAGTGAGCGCGTCCAGAAAGTCCTGGCGATGCTGAAGCCTGATTCATTTTACAGCCGACCACACAAAATCATTTTCGAAGAAATAACCAGAATGCACCGTGAGCAAAAGCCAGTAGATGGCCTGACGCTTTTCGATGAACTGGAGCGTAAATCGTTAACGGTGTCTGTTGGCGGTTTTGCTTATATCGCTGAGATCGCAAAGAACACGCCAAGCGCAGCAAACATCGTTGCCTATGCAATGCAGGTTCGTGAAACCGCAATGGAACGCTACGCCATCAACCGCATGACTGAAGCGACGGAATTGCTCTATTCCCGCAACGGAATGACTGCAACGCAGAAGTACGAAGCTATTCAGGCGATTTTCACGCAACTGACAGACCATGCAAAAACCGGATCGCGTCGCGGCCTTCGCTCATTTGGTGAGGTCATGGAAGACTGGGTTAGCGACCTTGAGAAGCGATTTGACCCGTCAGGCGAACAACGAGGAATGAGCACAGGGATCCCATCGCTGGACAGGATGCTGTCACCGAAAGGTCTGGTGAAAGGCTCTCTGTTTGTCATTGGCGCTCGCCCTAAGATGGGGAAAACGACGCTATACAGCCAGATGGCAATCAACTGCGCAGTGCATGAGAAAAAGCCCGCTCTGATGTTCAGCCTTGAAATGCCCGGTGACCAGATACTGGAAAAACTGGTAGGACAGAAGTCAGGTGTTAACCCGAATATTTTTTACCTTCCGGCGACAAATGACGCTGATGACGGCTATCAGGGTGATTACGATGGTGACTTCAACAGGGCGATCGAAACAGCTAATCGCTTGAGTGAAATCGACATGCTTTACATCGACGACACGCCGGGATTATCTCTGGCTCAAATCGTCAGCGAAAGCCGTCGAATCAAGCGAGAAAAAGGATGTGTTGGCATGATTCTGGTCGATTACCTGACACTAATGACCGCTGAGAAGGCCGATCGCAACGACCTTGCTTACGGCATGATCACCAAAGGACTGAAGAACCTTGCCAAAGAGCTTGATTGCGTTGTTGTGCTTCTGACACAGCTTAACCGCGCACTGGAAAGCCGAACCAATAAACGCCCATTACCAAGTGACTCACGAGATACAGGGCAGATTGAACAGGATTGCGATTATTGGGTTGGGATCCATCGTGAAGGCGCTTTTGATGACAGTGTTCCACCTGGTGAAACCGAACTGATCCTTCGTCTCAATCGTCATGGCAATACCGGCACGGTGTATTGCATTCAGGCAAATGGCGCTATTTATGACACAGACCAACAGTCTGCTGAAATGCGCCGACGTGAACGCGAGGAACCGCAGTCCAAGAAGAAAGGAGGATTCTGATGACCATCTACATCACTGAGCTAATAACAGGCCTGCTGGTAATCGCAGGCCTTTTTATTTGGGGGAGAGGGAAGTCATGAAAAAACTAACCTTTGAAATTCGATCTCCAGCACATCAGCAAAACGCTATTCACGCAGTACAGCAAATCCTTCCAGACCCAACCAAACCAATCGTAGTAACCATTCAGGAACGCAACCGCAGCTTAGACCAAAACAGGAAGCTATGGGCCTGCTTAGGTGACGTCTCTCGTCAGGTTGAATGGCATGGGCGTTGGCTGGATGCAGAAAGCTGGAAGTGTGTGTTTACCGCAGCATTAAAGCAGCAGGATGTTGTTCCTAACCTTGCCGGGAATGGCTTTGTGGTAATAGGCCAGTCAACCAGCAGGATGCGTGTAAGCGAATTTGCGGAGCTATTAGAGCTTATACAGGCATTCGGTACAGAACGTGGCGTTAAGTGGTCAGACGAAGCGCGACTGGCTCTCGAATGGAAAGCGCGATGGGGAGATCGGGCTGCATGACTATCAAATCAAATACGCCAGCACACGACAAGGACTGCTGGCAAACGCCGCTTTGGCTTTTTGATGCACTGGATATTGAGTTTGGATTCTGGCTGGATTCGGCAGCGAGCGACAAAAATGCTCTGTGTGCTCACTGGCTAACTGAGGCCGACGACGCGCTCAATTCTGAGTGGGTAAGCCACGGTGCAATCTGGAATAACCCACCGTACAGCAATATCAGGCCGTGGGTGGAAAAAGCCGCTGAGCAGTGCATACAACAGCGACAGACGGTAGTTATGCTTGTGCCAGAGGATATGTCAGTCGGATGGTTCAGCAAGGCTCTGGAGAGTGTCGACGAAGTTCGCATTATCACTGATGGACGGATTAATTTTATCGAACCATCGACAGGGCTGGAGAAGAAGGGAAACAGCAAAGGCTCCATGCTACTGATTTGGCGACCGTTCATCAGTCCTCGACGGATGTTTACTACCGTATCCAAAGCGGCATTGATGGCGATCGGGCAGGGCGTCAGGAGAGCGGCATGAGACGACAGCGACGAAGTATCACCGACATCATCTGCGAAAACTGCAAATACCTTCCAACGAAGCGCTCCAGAAATAAACGCAAGCCAATCCCAAAAGAATCTGACGTAAAAACCTTCAATTACACGGCTCACCTGTGGGATATCCGGTGGCTAAGACATCGTGCGAGGAAATGACAATGGATTATTCACAGTTAAGTGATTTTGAAATTAACGTGGCGGTATTCGAAGCCATTCATAACGGATCACCGGATTACAAAGAAGGTGAGAATGGCGATATGGTGTTTGTCTCATTTGAGGGAGACATTGTAAACGGAGACGCAGTTGAAGTAGAAGTTGAGCGCGGATCCTTTAACCCATGCGCAAACCCAGCAGACGCATGGCCGATTATTGAAAAATACAGGATTAGCATTATCAATCTCGATGAAGACGAGTGGGGTGCACGCGGTGTGGCCTACTGTAAATCTAAGCGAGCTATACATGAAAATCCCCTCCGCGCCGCCATGATTGTCTTTCTCATGATGCAGAGAATCCAATAATGCTTAGCCCATCCCAATCCCTTCAATACCAGAAAGAAAGCGTCGAGCGGGCTTTAACGTGCGCTAACTGCGGTAAGAAGCTGCATGTGCTGGAAGTTCACGTGTGTGAGCACTGCTGCGCAGAACTGATGAGCGATCCGAATAGCTCAATGTACGAGGAAGAAGACGATGAGTGATTTCTCTGAGCTTATTTCCTTCAAAAAAGACAGAGAAGAAATGCGGACTGAATCTGTCTATTACGTTCAACACCGGAATAAACGCTCTGTGCTTGATCAGGAGCTGGTTATTACCGGAGACCTGGCATTCAGAACATATAAGGCCAGCATGGAAATGAAGGATTTCCCTAAATGTGGTTCTGAAAGAGAAGCCGCGTTAAAGCTGGCAGAGTGGATGCAGAGAATGGCTGCTGCAATTGAGAATTACTGGAGCGAACCATAATGGCTAAACCAGCGCGAAGACGATGTAAAAACGATGAATGCCGGGAATGGTTTCACCCTGCATTCGCTAATCAGTGGTGGTGCTCTCCAGAGTGTGGAACCAAGATAGCACTCGAACGACGAAGCAAAGAACGCGAAAAAGCGGAAAAAGCAGCAGAGAAGAAACGACGACGAGAGGAGCAGAAACAGAAAGATAAACTTAAGATTCGAAAACTCGCCTTAAAGCCCCGCAGTTACTGGATTAAACAAGCCCAACAAGCCGTAAACGCCTTCATCAGAGAAAGAGACCGCGACTTACCATGTATCTCGTGCGGAACGCTCACGTCTGCTCAGTGGGATGCCGGACATTACCGGACAACTGCTGCGGCACCTCAACTCCGATTTGATGAACGCAATATTCACAAGCAATGCGTGGTGTGCAACCAGCACAAAAGCGGAAATCTCGTTCCGTATCGCGTCGAACTGATTAATCGCATCGGGCAGGAAGCAGTAGACGAAATCGAATCAAACCATAACCGCCATCGCTGGACTATCGAAGAGTGCAAGGCGATCAAGGCAGAGTACCAACAGAAACTCAAAGACCTGCGAAATAGCAGAAGTGAGGCCGCATGACGTTCTCAGTAAAAACCATTCCAGACATGCTCGTTGAAGCATACGGAAACCAGACAGAAGTAGCACGCAGACTGAAATGTAGTCGCGGTACGGTCAGAAAATACGTTGATGATAAAGACGGGAAAATGCACGCCATCGTCAACGACGTTCTTATGGTTCATCGCGGATGGAGTGAAAGAGATGCGCTATTACGAAAGAATTGATGGCAGCAAATACCGAAATATTTGGGTAGTTGGCGATCTGCACGGATGCTACACGAACCTGATGAAAAAACTGGAGACGATAGGATTCGACACCAAAAAAGACCTGCTTATCTCGGTTGGCGATTTGGTAGATCGCGGTACAGAGAACGTCGAATGTCTGGAATTAATCACATTCCCCTGGTTCCGAGCTGTACGTGGAAACCATGAGCAAATGATGATTGATGGCTTATCAGAGCGTGGAAACGTCAATCACTGGCTGTTTAATGGCGGTGGCTGGTTCTTTAATCTCGATTACGACAAAGAAATTCTGGCTAAAGCTCTTGCCCATAAAGCAGATGAACTTCCGTTAATCATCGAGCTGGTGAGCAAAGATAAAAAATATGTCATTTGCCACGCCGATTATCCTTGTAACGAATACGAGTTTGGAAAGTCAGTTGATCATCAGCAGGTAATCTGGAACCGCGAACGAATCAGCAACTCACAAGACGGGATCGTGAAAGAAATCAAAGGAGCGGACACGTTCATCTTTGGTCATACGCCAGCAGTGAAACCACTCAAGTTTGCCAACCAGATGTATATCGATACCGGCGCAGTGTTCTGCGGAAACCTCACATTGATTCAGGTACAGGGAGAAGGCGCATGGGCATAAGAGAACTAAACCTCACCAAAGAACAGCATGAGTGGCTGAATGGCTGGCTTGAACTGTGGGGCGCATGGGTTTATTCAGGTCGTCTGGAAAAGCGCATGAGCAGCGTAATAGCGAAGTTCATGGAGAGCGTAGAGCCGGGAAGAGTTATGACAAGGCCAATGTGCAATGATGATGATGGAATGTTGATTTCTCAGGTCGTCGATTCTGTCATGTGCATTGACAAGAAAGCCTTTGGCATCCTCCTCAGCTACTACGCTCATGGTTCATCTAAGCGAGCAATTGCATCCTACTATCACGCGACTGCAAAGCCACGCAAGATGTGTGGACGCGGTGGCGAGGGATGGAGAAAACCTTCACTGGCAACCTGTAGAAACGAAATTGACGATATCCTGAAAGCGTCATTATTTGTTTTGTACCAACCAATGCAAAATGCTTTCAAAATGCGTAAACGTGTTGAGAAAGTTAAGCATGTTGCTGTTAAAAACCTTGACATGCAATTATCCATTTAGCCATAATTAGAGGGTAAGCTGCCGTTAGTGACTCTTAAGTTGCAACGGTGGCTTTTTTGTTTGCACAACAGGTAAGAGCATTGAACCCGCAGACCTCGCGGAATTGGTGAAAGGTGCCGCGCAGTGCTCTTATCGTTGTGGTGAATACGCAGGCTGATGCGTTAATCAGGTGAACGAGACACCCTCCGGTCCGTGATATGGCACACCGTGCCGGTCATATCTGCCGCGGTTAGGTTTACGAGGATTTCGTAAAGCTGGTCTAGGGTGAAGCCGTGAAAGCGGAGGAAGTAAAACGAGGCGTCGGTACACGCCTATCGTCATTAAGTCGGAGTTCAGCACCGACCGCCACAACCCAAACTGGGCCGTAGCCACTGGCTATCCTGAATTCATCAGTGATAGTTATGCTGCGGCTTTCTACACATGACCTTCGTGAAAGTGGGTGGCAGGAGGTTGCGCTAACAACCTCATGCCGTTTTGCCCGTGCATATCGGTCACGAACAAATCTGATTACTAAACACAGTAGCCTGGATTTGTTCTATCAGTAATCGACCTTATTCCTAATTAAATAGAGCAAATCCCCTTATTGGGGGTAAGACATGAAGATGCCAGAAAAACATGACCTGTTAGCCGCCATTCTCGCGGCAAAGGAACAAGGCATCGGGGCAATCCTTGCGTTTGCAATGGCGTACCTTCGCGGCAGATATAATGGCGGTGCGTTTACAAAAACAGTAATCGACGCAACGATGTGCGCCATTATCGCCTGGTTCATTCGTGACCTTCTCGACTTCGCCGGACTAAGTAGCAATCTCGCTTATATAACGAGCGTGTTCATCGGCTACATCGGTACTGACTCGATTGGTTCGCTTATCAAACGCTTCGCTGCTAAAAAAGCCGGAGTAGAAGATGGTGGAAATCAATAATCAACGTAAGGCGTTCCTCGATATGCTGGCGTGGTCAGAGGGAACTGATAACGGACGTCAGAAAACCAGAAATCATGGTTATGACGTCATTGTTGGCGGAGAGCTATTCACTGATTACTCCGATCACCCTCGCAAACTTGTCACGCTAAACCCCAAACTCAAATCAACAGCAGCCGGACGTTACCAGCTTCTTTCCCGTTGGTGGGATGCCTACCGCAAGCAACTTGGCCTGAAAGACTTCTCTCCGAAAAGCCAGGACGCTGTTGCACTACAGCAGATTAAAGAGCGTGGCGCTTTACCGATGATTGATCGCGGTGATATCCGTCAGGCAATCGACCGTTGCAGCAATATCTGGGCTTCACTGCCGGGCGCTGGTTATGGTCAGTTCGAGCATAAGGCTGACAGCCTGATTGCAAAATTCAAAGAAGCAGGCGGAACGGTCAGAGAGATTGAGGCATGAGCAGAGTCACCGCGATTATCTCCGCTCTGGTTATCTGCATCATCGTTTGCCTGTCATGGGCTGTTAATCATTACCGTGATAACGCCATTACCTATAAAGAACAGCGCGATAAAGCCACATCCATCATCGCTGATATGCAGAAGCGTCAACGTGATGTAGCAGAACTCGATGCCAGATATACAAAGGAACTTGCTGATGCTAACGCGACTATCGAAAGTCTCCGCGCTGATGTTTCTGCTGGTCGTAAGCGCCTGCAAGTCGCCGCCACCTGTGCAAAGTCAACGACCGGAGCCAGCAGCATGGGCGATGGAGAAAGCCCAAGACTTACAGCAGATGCTGAACTCAATTATTACCGTCTCCGAAGTGGAATCGACAGGATAACCGCGCAGGTTAACTACCTGCAGGAGTACATCAGGACGCAATGCCTTCGATGATAGCGATAATTTTACTCATCATCCTTCACATCTGGCTCTGTAGACAGGGTGGTGATCACTTCTGGAGTGAATCCAGATTAAACATCTCATTGCTGATGCTTGATATTGAGCATCTGGCGCGCGGTAAGGGTCTGCGTTGAGATAAGAGCCAGTCATTACAAATACCAGGATTTAGCCTCGCATTTGCGGGGCTTTTTTACATCTGCAGTAAACCGCGCATCGCAGCGCGTAACAATCCCGAGTCTTTCAGAAAGCTGAGCCTGAGAATTGCCGTATATGGTGGCGACCATCTCGGGGACGGCTTTTCTGTGCGAACAGGCTCATCTTTCTAAAAGGTAAACGCTATGAATAACTTTGTTGAAATTACCTCAAGAATTGGTCGCATGTACCAAGATTTTCTTATAAGTGGAAAGGGGTCTGGCGACATCATAGAGGAAATTGACAAGCTAAGTGCAGAGTTGAGAAGGAATGGGTGTGTTAATTCTATCTTTTTTGAAACTTTGCTAAAGCAAGGCTTTATGTTTGACATGATTAATTACAACAAAGTCGCACCCAGTGCTTCGCAAAAATCATATGTGTACGTTCTGCATGCTGAAGATAGTGGGCTAACAAAAATAGGGTTTAGTCGCAGGGTTAATAAACGAATTTCAGAGATATCTCGCATGAGTGGTGGGAAGCTAAATCTAATTGCAAAGATTCCTGCCGATAGAGAGCTTGAAACCAAATTGCACCAAAAATATTACAACTATAGGTCGCACGGGGAGTGGTTTAGCCTCAATCGTTGTCATTTGAAAGAGCTAAAAGAAATGCCTGGTAACGAACTGAAATAATCCCCGGACTCACTAATTAACAGCAGTACCACGAAGCAACCCAAGCCAGTAAGTGGGGAAATAACACTGGCAGCCACTGAAAGATGAACCTCCTGCCTTATGGCAAAAAAAGATTCTTTGTGGTGGCGGACTGATGGAAAGACATCCTAATCAAGCAACCACTCCACAGGGTCATAATTATGAACGACCAGCAAATCGAAAAAGAAATCGTTGAGAAAGGCAAAACCGCTCCGAGAATCACTCCGCAGCACATCGAAGACGTGATTAAAAGCGAGCATTACTTTACTGCTTATGATGGACGTAATGGTGCCATTTCCAGCAACGAATATTGTGGCAGGGAAAAACCAGAAGAAGGCGATCGTGATTTATCACCATTGAAGTTGCTCACTTTCTGCGTACTGGTGCTGAAGAATGGCTTCACCGTCACCGGAGAGAGTGCCTGCGCAAGCCCGGAAAACTTTGATGCAGAAATTGGTCGGAAGATTGCCCGGCAAAATGCTGTAAACAAAATCTGGATGCTCGAAGGTTACTTGCTGAAGCAGAAGCTAAGCGAACAGTAGTTATTACAAAAGCCATTCCCTACAGAGTGGCTTTGATAATTGCTTATACCCTACACGGGATAACTTAACTAATATCCCTTTTAACGGATAAACGGAGCCAACAATGGCAGAGATTATTCCCATGACTGAAGAACAGAAATTCCAGTTAGAGATTTACAAACTGGTCATGAACCAGAACGCAGCCGCAGAGGAAGCATTTCAGTTCATTGGCACTGACGAACTGAAGCTTGAGCTATTCAAAATTCACTTCCAGTCAGGCGGCGCTAATTCGGATATCACGATCCGCACATTCGAAGCGGTGCGTAAATCTAAGGAAGCGTTAGACCTGTTCACTACCGGAGCATGATGCTCAACCTGAAATAACAACTAAGTGAGATGAATATGGCAGCACCAAAGGGCAACCGATTTTGGGAGGCCCGCAGTAGTCATGGGCGAAACCCTAAATTCGAATCGCCTGAGGCGCTGTGGGCTGCTTGTTGTGAATACTTCGAGTGGGCTGATGATAACCCGCTATGGGAGGGTAAGGTATTTTCATATCAGGGAGAAATAATTAAGGCTAATGTCCCTAAGATGCGAGCCATGACTATTTCAGGATTGTGTACCTTCCTTGATATCACCAGGCAAACATGGGGGACCTTCCGGTCAATGGAAGGTTTTTCTGACGTCACATCACGAGCGGAAGACATCATCTACGACCAGAAATTCTCTGGCGCAGCCGCTGACCTTCTCAACGCTAACATCATCGCCCGTGATTTGGGCCTCAAAGAGCAGTCGCAAGTTGAAGACGTGACACCTGATAAGGGAGATCGCGATAAGCGACGCTCTCGTATCAAGGAGCTATTCAACCGTGGAACTGGACGCGATTCTTGATAACCTGAGCGACGAAGAGCAAATCGAATTGCTCGAGCTACTCGAAGAAGAAGAGAACTACCGTAACACACACCTGCTATATGAATTTACGCCATACAGCAAACAGCGTGAGTTCATCGACGCCGGGCATGACTATCCAGAGCGATGTTTTATGGCTGGTAACCAGCTTGGTAAGTCATTTACTGGTGCTGCTGAAGTCGCGTTTCACCTTACAGGGCGTTATCCGGGCACAAAAGGCTATCCTGCTGATGGTAAATATGGCGGTGAGTGGAAAGGTAAGCGTTTCTATGAGCCTGTTGTCTTCTGGATTGGCGGCGAGACAAACGAGACGGTAACCAAAACGACTCAACGCATCCTGTGCGGTCGTATTGAAGAGAATGATGAACCGGGCTACGGTTCAATACCGAAAGAGGACATCATTAGCTGGAAGAAGTCTCCTTTCTTTCCGAACCTTGTTGATCATCTTCTGGTTAAGCATCACACGGCTGATGGCGTTGAAGATGGCATTTCAATCTGCTACTTCAAGCCATACTCGCAAGGCCGTGCTCGCTGGCAGGGTGACACAATCCACGGCGTTTGGTTTGACGAAGAACCACCATACAGCATTTATGGCGAAGGTCTTACCCGTACCAACAAATACGGGCAATTCTCAATTCTGACGTTTACCCCGCTGATGGGGATGTCTGACGTTGTTACCAAGTTCCTGAAGAATCCCAGCAAGTCTCAGAAAGTGGTCAACATGACCATCTATGACGCAGAGCACTACACCGACGAGCAGAAAGAGCAAATCATCGCATCCTATCCTGAGCATGAGAGAGAGGCGCGTGCTCGCGGTATTCCTACGATGGGTAGCGGGCGAATATTCCAGATACCGGAAGAGACGATTAAGTGTCAGCCGTTCGAGTGTCCTGATCACTTCTACGTAATTGGCGGGATGGATTTCGGATGGGATCACCCGCAGGCGCAGGTTCAGCTTTGGTGGGATAAGGACGCAGACACAATCTACGTTTCACGCGTGTGGAAGGCGAAAGAAAAAACAGCCGTTCAGGCATGGGGAGCCGTTAAATCATGGGCGCATAAAGTGCCAACCGCATGGCCTCATGACGGAAACCAGCACGAGAAGGGCGGCGGTGAGCAGCTCAAAGGGCAGTATGCAGACGCTGGATTTATGATGTTGCAGGATCATGCGACATGGCCTGATGGCGGTAATGCTGTTGAGCCTGGAATCACTGAATTGCGCGACATGATGCTTGATGGTCGCTTCAAAGTATTCAACACCTGTGAGCCATTCTTTGAGGAGTTCCGCCTCTATCACCGTGATGAAAACGGGAAGATCGTCAAGCTTAACGATGACGTTCTCTCAGCCGTTCGCTATGCATACATGATGCGCCGCTTCGCAAAAATGATGCGCGACATCAAAAAACCAAAAGAGAAAAAGATACCAGCCCCAATCAGGCCCATCGCACGGAGAACTTAAATGGCCGACGAAAACAGACTCAATTCCATTCTGTGTAAGTTTGACGCAGACTGGATGGCGAGCGATGAAGCCAGAACCGAGGCGACAAATGACCTGTTTTTTAGCCGAGTGTCGCAATGGGATGACTGGCTATCAAACTACACCACCCTGCAATATCGCGGACAATTCGATGTTGTTCGCCCAGTGGTCAGGAAACTGGTCGCAGAGATGCGCCGGAACCCTATCGACGTTCTCTTCCGACCCAAAGACGGCGCTAATCCTGATGCAGCCGATGTGCTGATGGGGATGTATCGTACTGATATGCGCCATAACACGGCAAAGATTGCCGTTAACGTTGGCGTTCGTGAGCAGATAGAGTCCGGCGTTGGTGCATGGCGTCTGGTCACACAGTACGAAGACAACGACCCAACAAGCAACAATCAGGTAATCCGACGCCTGCCAATCCATGAGGCCTGCTCACACGTCATATGGGACGCCAACAGCAAGCAGATGGATAAGAGCGACGCTAAGCACTGCACGGTGATTAACGCCTTGTCACGCAATGGCTGGAAAGAGTTCGCAGAGGATTACGGTATTGATCCTGACACGCTGCCATCTTTCCAGAATCCGAACGACACATGGCTGTTTCCGTGGGTATCGAATGATGTCGTCTACGTAGCTGAGTATTACGAGGTAGAAGAGAAGAAAGAGAAAGTCTTCATCTACCGCGACCCGCTGACAGGTGAGCCGGTCAGCTATTACCAGCAGGATATCAAAGACGTCATCGACGACCTGGCTAATCGTGGATTCATTAAGGTAGCAGAGCGCAAGGTGAAGCGTCGGAGTGTGTATAAGTCGATCATCACCTGCACGCAGATACTGAAAGACCGCGAGAAGATAGCCGGAGAGCATATTCCAATCGTTCCAGTGTATGGTGAATGGTCATTCGCTGGTGACAAGGAGTGCTACGAAGGAGTGGTAAGGCTGACGAAAGACGGTCAACGCCTTCGTAACATGATCATGTCATTCAACGCCGATATTGTTGGTCGTTCACCGAAGAAGAAACCGACCTTCTTCCCTGAGCAGATCGAAGGCTACGAATACATGTACGGTGGGAATGAAGACTATCCGTACTACCTGCAGAACAGGACCGATGAAAACGGTAACGACCTGCCGATTGGTCCAATCTCCTACATGGAAAACCCTGAAGTGCCGCAAGCTAATGCCTACATGCTTGAGGCAGCCACCAACTCAGTGAAAGAGGTGGCTAGTATTGGCGTGGATGCGCAGGCGGCAAATGGTCAGGTCGCTTTCGATACCGTCAATCAACTGAACATGCGGGCAGACCTTGAGACATACGTGTTTCAGGATAACCTGGCTACCGCAATGCGACGTGATGGCGAGATTTATGCCTCAATGGTCAACGATATTTATGACGTTCCTCGTCATGTAACGCTGACACTTGAAGATGGTAGCGAGAAAGACGTTCAACTCTACGCGCAAGTTGTCGATTACCAGTCCGGCAATGTGGTCACACTCAACGACATTCGCGGTCGCTATGAGTGCTATACAGACGTTGGACCATCCTTCCAGAGTATGAAGGAACAGAACCGCGCAGAGATTCAGGAGTTGCTCACCAAGGTTCCGCAAGGTACTCCAGAGTTCCAGATGCTGATGCTGCAATACTTCACGCTGCTTGACGGTAAAGGCGTCGAGATGATGCGAGAGTACGCGAACAAGCAACTGGTGATGATGGGGCTGAAGAAACCAGAAACACCTGAAGAGATGGAGATGGTACAGCAGGCTCAACAGCAGCCGCAGCAGCCATCAGCAGAGCAAATTCAGGCGCAGGGTATCCTTCTGCAAGGTCAGGCTGAATTGCTCAAGGCAGAGAACCAACAGGCGCAGATTCAGGTTGAAGCCGCCAAGGTTGAAGCCCAAAACCAACTCAACGCCGCGAAGATTGCAGAAATCTTCAACAATATGGACCTCGACAAGCAGGCAGAACTGCGTGAGTACCTCAAGCTCGTAGGTCAATTCCAGCAACAGCGCAGCAAAGATGCTCGTGCTAACGCTGAGCTGCTTCTTAAAGATGCAGACCAGACTCATTCACAACGCATGGATTTCGCGAATCTTATGCGTCAAGTTCAAATCCCCTCCGGCGGAGTAGCCGAGACACCTCAATAAGAGAGAGTTAACCATGGACCAAACCACCGACATTCAGGCTTCTGAAGAATTAACCCTGCCCGGCAATCATGCAGCGGCATCTGCTGATGGCTTAGTTGTCGATAATGCCAACGACAGTGCAGGTCAGGAAGAAGGCTTTGAGATTGTCCTGAAAGACGATGAGAAACCAAAACAAGACCCGGCAACTAATGCTGAATTTGCCCGTCGCCGCATCGAACGCAAACGCCAGCGTGAGCTTGAGCAGCAGATGGAAGCGGTTAAGCGTGGAGAGTTGCCGGAGCACCTGCGGGTGAACCCTGAGTTACCAAAACAACCAGACCCTAACGATTATCTTTCCGAAGATGCACTGGCTAAGTACGACTATGACCAGAGCCGCGCACTGGCTGCCTTCCAGCAGGCAAACAGTGAATGGCAGATCAAGGCTATGGACGCACGAAGCCAGGCTGTCGCCGAGCAGGGTCGCAAAACTCAGGAGTTCACCCAGCAATCAGCGCAATACGTCGAGGCAGCCCGTAAGCACTACGACGCAGCGGAAAAGCTCAATATCCCTGACTATCAGGAGAAAGAGGATGCATTCATGCAACTGGTGCCGCCAGCAGTCGGTGCCGACATCATGCGCCTCTTCCCGGAGAAATCCGCTGCTCTCATGTATCACCTTGGTGCTAATCCTGAGAAAACACGCCAGTTGCTGGCGATGGACGGGCAATCCGCGCTGATTGAACTCACTCGACTGTCAGAACGTTTAACTCTCAAGCCTCGAGCAAAGCCTGTTTCAGAAGCCCCGTTACCTGATGAACCCATTCAGGGACACGCTGTTGCTGCAAATATCTCTGCGATTGAAAAGCAGATGGAAGCGGCAGCAAACAAAGGGGATGTAGAGACGTACCGCAAGCTTAAGGCGCAACTGAATAAAGGAATTCGATAATGGCATTAAATGAAGGTCAACTGGTCACATATGCTCTGGATGAAATCATCGAAACCGTCCAGAACCTGACGCCAATGGCGTCCAAAGTGACAAAATACACCCCTCCGGCAGAATCAATGCAGCGTTCAAGCAACACCGTGTGGATGCCTGTTGAGCAGGAAGCGCCAACCCAGACTGGCTGGGATTTAACTGACAACGCAACCGGGATTCTGGAACTCTCCGTGAAATGCAACATGGGCGATCCGGATAACGATTTCTTCGAGCTTCGTGCAGATGACCTGCGTGATGAGCGTTCTTACCGTCGCCGCATCCAGGCATCCGCCAAAAAACTGGCGAATAACATTGAGTCAGCAATTGCCAAACAGGCAACTGAAATGGGCTCGCTTGTTGTTCACGATACCCGCGCAATTGGTCCATCTACTGGCCTGTCTGGATGGGATTTTGTGTCTGATGCAGAGCGACTGATGTTCTCCCGTGAGCTAAACCGCGATATGGGCATCAGTTACTTCCTGAATCCTGACGATTACCGCAAAGCAGGCCGCAACCTGGTAGATGGTGACATCTTCGGTCGCGTTCCTGAAGAAGCGTATCGCAACGGTACTATTCAGCGTCAGATTGCTGGCTTTGATGAAATTCTTCGCTCACCGAAACTTCCGGCAGTTACCAAGTCAACCGCTACTGGTGTAACTGTGTCTGGAGCGCAGAAGTTTAAGCCGCAGGCATACACCCTTGATACCGATGGTAACAAGGAGAACGTCGACAACCGTGTTGCAACGGTGACCGTATCCTCCACCACCGGATTTAAGCGCGGCGACAAAATCAGCTTCACTGGTGTGAAATTCCTGTCTCAGATGGCGAAGAACGTGCTGACTGATGATGCGACTTTCTCAATCACCCGAGTGATCGATAGTACTCACATCGAAATCACGCCGAAGCCGATTGCGCTGGATGACGCGTCACTGACAAAAGAAGAGAAGGCTTACGCTAACGTAAACACCTCTCTTGCTAATACCACTCCGGTAAACGTTCTGAACGTGGCAACAACCACCGCTAACGTGTTCTGGGCTGATGACTCAATCCGCCTGCTGTCTCAGCCGATTCCGGTAACCCATGAACTGTTTGCTGGCATGAAAACTTCTTCCTTCAGCATTCCAGGTATTGGTGTTAACGGCATCTTCGCAACGCAGGGTGATATCAACACTCTGTCTGGTAAGTGCCGTATTGCTGTGTGGTATTCAGCATGTGCTGTACGACCAGAGGCAATTGGTGTTGGTCTGCCTAACCAGACTGCGTGATAACCAGAGGGAGCTTCGGCTCCCTTTTTTATCTGGAGACAAGCATGACACACATGATCTTTCGTCATGGCGACATGAAGAAATGGAAAGGCGTTGGATACGACTTTGAAATCGTGAAAGCCGAAGAGCTTCAGGAATATCTGGATGCTGGCTGGTTTGCACATCCTGATAATCTTCTGAATGATGTTGCAGAGCCAGAGCCAGAGCCAGAGCCAGAGCCAGAGCCAGAGCCAGAGCCAGAGCCAGAGCCAGAGCCAGAGCCAGAGCCAGAGCCAGAGCCAGAAGAAAAACAGCGTAAAAAGCCTGGTCGAAAACCTAAGGCGGCAGCAGATGAACCTGACAACGAAGGGTGATTTAGTTCTTGCGGCATTACGTAAGCTCGGTGTGGCATCAAATGCCACGTTAACCGATGTCGAACCGCAGTCTATGGAAGACGGCGTCAACGACCTTGAAATGATGATGGCTGAATGGCTTGGCGGTGATGTGTCACCTGGTATCAACGTTGGCTACATTTTCGCTGATGCAGATGTCGCTCCAGATCCGGGCGATGAGCACGGTTTATCAAATAACGCTATCAATGCCGTCATTTTCAACCTTGCCTGCCGCATTGCTCCGGATTATGCGCTGGAAGCGTCTGCAAAACTTATAACCACTGCCAGATACGGGAAAGAGAGACTCGTCAAACTGTCTGCAATGGACAGAGCAAAAGCCGCTAAATGTAAGTCCGGTTATCCAAACCGTATGCCTGTTGGTAGTGGTAACCAGTTGGCGAAGTGGAACGGTTGGAATTACTTCCAGCGAAAGGAACCTTGCGATAACGGGAGCGAATAATGCCGATTCAGCAACTTCCGCTTATGAAAGGTGTCGGCAAAGACTTTCGAAACGCCGACTATATCGACTATCTGCCAGTGAATATGCTGGCAACCCCCAAAGAAATCCTCAACAGCAGTGGATATCTTCGCTCATTCCCTGGCATTGCCAAACGCTCTGATGTGAATGGTGTATCGCGCGGTGTCGAGTACAACATGGCGCAGAATGCTGTTTATCGCGTTTGCGGTGGCAAGTTGTATAAGGGCGAAAGCGAGGTCGGTGATGTTGCCGGAAGTGGTCGCGTATCAATGGCGCATGGTCGAACATCTCAGGCGGTAGGCGTTAATGGTCAACTGGTCGAGTATCGCTATGATGGAACGGTTAAAACAGTCTCAAACTGGCCTACAGACAGCGGATTCACTCAGTATGAGTTAGGTTCGGTTCGCGACATTACGCGTTTACGTGGGCGTTATGCGTGGTCAAAAGACGGTACTGATTCATGGTTTATCACTGACCTTGAAGACGAATCGCATCCTGACCGTTACAGCGCACAATATCGCGCAGAATCGCAGCCTGACGGCATCATCGGCATCGGAACATGGCGAGACTTCATCGTCTGCTTTGGCTCATCGACGATTGAATATTTCTCCCTGACGGGGGCAACCACAGTTGGTGCCGCTTTGTATGTCGCACAGCCATCGCTGATGGTGCAGAAAGGTATTGCCGGGACTTACTGCAAAACACCATTCGCTGATTCTTATGCGTTCATCAGCAATCCGGCAACAGGTGCGCCGTCTGTATACATCATCGGCTCCGGTCAGGTATCACCAATCGCCAGCGCGAGCATTGAGAAAATCCTTCGTTCCTACACTGCTGATGAACTGGCTGATGGCGTGATGGAATCGTTGCGGTTTGATGCTCATGAGTTGCTGATTATCCACCTTCCGCGCCACGTCCTCGTGTACGACGCATCTTCAAGCGCCAATGGTCCGCAATGGTGTGTACTGAAAACAGGCCTGTATGACGATGTGTACCGCGCCATTGACTTCATTTACGAAGGCAATCAGATAACGTGCGGCGATAAGCTGGAGTCCGTGACCGGGAAATTGCAGTTCGATATCAGCAGCCAGTATGGGCTACAGCAAGAACACCTGCTGTTTACTCCGTTGTTCAAAGCGGATAACGCCAGATGCTTCGACCTTGAGGTTGAATCGTCAACTGGCGTTGCGCAGTACGCCGACCGCCTGTTCCTATCTGCAACCACTGACGGCATAAATTACGGGCGTGAGCAGATGATTGAGCAGAATGAACCGTTCGTTTACGACAAACGCGTTTTGTGGAAGCGTGTCGGGCGAATCAGGAAAAATGTCGGCTTCAAATTGCGCGTTATCACGAAGTCACCTGTCACTCTGTCTGGCTGCCAGATAAGGATCGAGTAATGGCTGATTCGAATCTCAATGAGCCGGTAATAATCCAGGCTACGCGGCTCGATACATCAATCCTTCCACGCAATATCTTCTCGCAGTCATATCTGCTGTACGTTATTGCACAGGGTACTGATGTTGGTAATGTGGCTAACAAGGCCCACGAGGCAGGGAAGGGGGCTTATGATGCACAGGTGAAGAATGATGAGCAGGATGTCACCCTTGCAGACCATGAATCCAGAATTGAAACTGCTGAAGCAACTCTCATCAATCATGAACATAGAATCTCAGCAGCGGAAAGCACTCTTGCAGATCATGAAACAAGGATTACGGCTGCCGAAACAGAGCTGGCTGATCACGAGACGCGAATTGCTGCCAATGAATCTGAGTTAGCAAACCATGATGCGCGAATAACTCAGAATACAACCGATATCAACGCACTTGATACCAGGCTCATAGCGGCAGAGGGAAGTATTTCGACGCTACAAAGCACAGTTGGTGATCACTCAACAAGAATATCTGCGCTTGAGTATGCCACCACGCGCAAGAAATCAGAGGTTGTTTACTCAGGAGTATCGGTAACCATTCCAACAGCGCCGACCAACCTTGTTAGCCTGCTGAAAACGCTCACGCCGTCATCCGGGACGTTGGCACCATTCTTCGATACTGATAACAACAAGATGGTTGTTTTCAACGAGAACAAAACCCTGTTCTTCAAGCTGTCGATTGTCGGGACGTGGCCCAGCGGAACCGCAAACAGGTCAATGCAGCTAACCTTTTCCGGATCTGTTCCTGACACACTGGTAAGCAGTCGCAACTCGGCGACAACAACCGATAACATCCTGTTAGCTACGTTCTTCAGCGTGGATAAAGACGGCTTTCTTGCCACAAATGGCAGTACGTTAACCATCCAGTCAAATGGGGCGGCGTTTACTGCCACAACCATCAAGATAATCGCGGAGCAGTGATGATTCAGTTCAAACCAACGCGAAACATCGACCTGATCGAAGCAGTCGGAAATCACCCTGACATTATTGCCGGGAGCAACAACGGTGATGGATACGACTACAAGCCTGAATGCCGTTACTTTGAGGTTAACGTGCACGGTCAGTTTGGCGGCATTGTTTACTATCAGGAGATTCAGCCGCTGACATTCGATTGCCACGCCATGTACCTGCCAGAGGTTCGTGGCTTCAGCAAGGAAATCGGGCTGGCGTTCTGGCGATACATTCTGACTAACACTACTGTTCAGTGCGTCACATCGTTCGCTGCACGCAAATTCCGCCACGGTCAGATGTACTGCGCAATGATTGGCCTTAAGCGTGTAGGAACCATCAAGAAATACTTCAAAGGCGTTGATGACGTGACGTTTTACAGCGTCACACGCGAAGAACTAATCGACTTCCTGAATCACGGGAGATAGCCATGTTATATGCATTTAAGCTGGGCAGAAAACTGCGCGGCGAGGAACCTTATTGCCCTGAAAAAGGCGGGAAAGGTGGCAGTTCTGATAAAAGCGCAAAGTATGCAGCAGAAGCTCAGAAGTATGCCGCAGACCTGCAAAATCAGCAGTGGCAGACGATCATGAAAAACCTTGCTCCGTTCACGCCGCTTGCGGAGCAGTATGTTAACCAGCTTCAGAATCTTTCCAGTTTAGAAGGCCAAGGGCAGGCACTTAATCAGTATTATAACTCTCAGCAGTATAAAGACCTTGCAGGCCAGGCTCGTTACCAGAGTCTTGCTGCTGCGGAGGCGACGGGGGGACTTGGCTCGACAGCCACAAGCAATCAACTGGCCACGATTGCCCCGACTCTCGGTCAGTCGTGGTTGTCGAACCAGATGAGCAACTACAACAATCTGGCAAACATTGGCCTTGGTGCGCTGCAAGGTCAGGCGAACGCCGGGCAGACATACGCCAACAACATGAGCAGCATTGCGCAGCAAAGCGCAGCACTTGCCGCTGCTAACGCCAATAAACCATCAGGCCTTCAGACAGCAATTAGCGGCGGAGCTTCAGGGGCTATGACTGGCGCTGCTCTTGGCTCTATTGTTCCCGGACTTGGCACTGGATTAGGTGCGGCAATTGGCGGCGGACTTGGCCTGCTTGGCTCGTTGTTTTAAGGGGTAATCATGGCTACTTGGCAAGGATCAAATGGCGGATTGTTGGCTGGTATCGGCGGCGTCAACTCAAACGCTCCGAGCGTAAATGACATCGGCAATACGCTTCAGCTTATCAGGCAGAACAATGATATTGAGCGTTCAGGCGCTAACAATGTTGGGCTGACTGCTTTGCAAGGCCTTTCAGGTATTGCGGGGGTGTTTCAGCAGGAAAAGCAGGCTCAGCGGCAGAAAGAATTTCAGCAGGCATACGCTAATGCTTATGCGTCTGGTGATCGCGGTGCTTTGCGTCAGTTGGCTACTCAATATCCAGACCAGATTGAATCTGTTCGTAAAGGCATGGGATTCATTGATGAAGACCAGCGCAATTCTATCGGCACATTAGCTGCTGGCGCTCGCCTTGCGGCATCGTCTCCAGAAGCAATGCAATCATGGCTGCAAAATAACGCCAAGGAACTGGCGCGCGTCGGTGTTGATCCTAATAACGTTGCTCAGATGTATCAGCAGAATCCATCAGGATTTGGTGAGTTTGTTGATCACCTTGGAATGGCCGCGCTTGGTCCGATTGATTACTTCAATGTTCAGGACAAGATTGCTGGTCGTGAGATTGACCGAGGCAGGCTGGCAGAGACAATCCGCAGCAATCAGGCTGGCGAGGCACTAACAGCGCGAGGTCAGGATATCCAGATACGTGGTCAGAACATCAGCGCACAGAATGCTGCTCTTTCCCGCGAAATACAAAGAGCAGAATTACAAGAAAAGGCTCTGGACAGACAGATAGCCAGAGAAAACAATCAGTTAAAGCTTGAAGAGCTAAAGCAGAAACAGGCAGATGTTCGGCAAAAGGCTGAAATAGCTCGTGCTGACAGACAGGCCGCCGCTCAGGGCGCTGTTGATACGTTCAGCACTGCGCTTGATTCTCTCAACGAGATAGAGCAAAGCCCCGGCCTTTCAAAAGCAGTAGGCATTCGCTCAGCGTTTCCGACAGTTCCTGGATCTGATGCGGCTAACTTTGAAGCAAGACTCGACACCTTTAAAGCTCAAACTTTCCTCCCTATGGTGCAGTCCCTGAAGGGTATGGGCGCTCTTTCAGATGCTGAGGGTAAAAAATTATCCGATGCGGTTGGTGCCCTAAGCCCCAAAATGAGTGAAAAGGCTTTTCGTGACTCTATCGGAAAGATTAGAAATCAGCTTGAAAGCAAGTTGAGCACTGTTAAAAAACAGTTTGATTATCAGGAGCCAGTACAGAATACGCCAGGACAACAATCTCCTGCTGGCAGTAACTTTTCTTCACTATGGGGTGATTAATGGCTAAAGCATGGAAAGATGTTATCGCCTCTCCACAGTATCAGGCGTTAGCACCAGAACAAAAAGCGCAGGCTCAGGAGCAATACTTCAATGAAGTCGTTGCCCCGCAAGCCGGAGAAAATGCAGAGCAGGCTAAGCAAGCTTTCTATGCTTCCTATCCATTGCCATATGTGCAGCAAGTGGAGACACAGCAACCAGTAGCACAGCAACAACCACAGCAAAGTGGATTTATGTCTGATCTTGGCGAAGCAGTAAAAGAGACTGGTCGCGGACTGGTGCAGGCTGGCGTGAACGTGGCAAACATACCTGCATCAGTTGCCGATGCTGTAACAAGCGCGGCGGCTTGGGCTGGCGGTAAACTCGGCATTGGCGATGGTACATATCAACCAGCGCCACGTGTAACAACGCAGGGATTAGAGCAGGACTTTGGCCTTCAGCAAGGCGCGCTGACTCCACAAACGACAGAGGGAAGGGTATTTGCTGAAGCATTGCCTTACCTCACTCCTGCTGGCGTTGAGAGAGCGGCAGCACAGGCACCAACACTTGCTGGTCGAATTGCTCATGGGGCAACTCGCCTTCTAGCAGAAAACGCAGTTGGATCACTTGCTGCAAATAGTGCGAAAGATGATGCGGAAGCACTCGCCACCGATTTGGGCGTTGGTGTGCTGGCTGGCGGTGCTATTAACGCTGCCGGACGTGGATTAGGTGCTGCTTATCGTGGAGTTCGTGGTGCTATTGCGCCAGAAGCGCAGCAAGCTATCAGATTTGCAGAGCGTGAAGGAGTGCCTCTGCACACCACAGACCTGTTACAGCCTACTTCCCGCGTCGGAAAAATGGCGCAAACGACAGCAGAAAATATCCCCCTGGCTGGCACAAGCGGAATGAGAGCAACGCAACAGGAAGCGAGAAGCCAGTTGGTGCAGAGATTTGCTGATAAATTCGGTGAGTATGATCCAGCTGTTGTTATTGACAGCCTTAAAGCGAAAACATCAGGAATTCGTCGTGCTGCAGGGAACCGTCTTGAGCAGGTTCAGAATGCAATGGCGGGAGTCAATATCCAGCCTGCGCGAGCAATTCAGCAGATTGATACTGAGATATCTAATCTGAAGAAGCTTGGTAAGGTGGCTGATAACGAGACAATTTCAAAACTTCAGTCATATCGTGATGAGCTTGTTCGCAATGCTGGCCCTGATGGTCCGGTAAATCTGGATTTGAAGCAATTAAGCGACCTGCGCAGTCAGTTCAGAATGGACGTGAAGGGTGAGCGACCAGTGTTACCAAACCGTTCCGATGCTGCCATTCAGCGCGTTTACAAGGCGATGACCGACGATATCAATGGTGCCATTGGTCATAATCTTGGCAACGATACTCTCCGTAAATATCAGCAGGCCAATGCCGTCTACGCTGACGAAGCGGCGAAACTAAAGAATACCAGGCTGAAGAATGTTCTCATGAAAGGCGACCTGACACCGGAAATTGTCAACAACATGCTATTCAGCAAGAACAAATCGGAAATTAAGACGCTGTATAACTCAGTTGGTCGTGTTGGCAGGGCGCAAATGCGCAATGGCATCATTGGAAAGGCGATGGAGAAATCTGGCGGATCCCCTGACCAGTTCCTTCGGCAGCTTAACATCCTGCAAAACCAGACTGGCATCACATTTAAGGGGCAGGATGCTGCTTATCTGAAAGGATTGAAAAATTACCTTCAGTCCACTCAGCAGGCAGCAAAAGCGGCAGTAACAACACCCACAGGGCAGCAAACCATCCCGTTCATTATCGGGTATGGGACGGCAATGAACCCGGCGACAACTGGCGCAGCAGTAAGCTACGGACTTCTTACTCGCGCCTATGAGAGCGAACCATTCAGAAATGCAATGCTCAGAATGGCAAACACCCCACGCGGATCAACAGCCTTTGAGAAAGCAATGCAGCAGGCACAAAAGGCAATTAACGCTCTGACGCAGGGGGCTAAGTCTGATTCGTTGTCAGAATAGCTTTGCAAACACCAGAAATGTGCAAAAACCAAATATATAGAACGCAATATTCAACAGATCTTTTTGCATAGACTCATCTCATAGTTAACAAATCATAACTTACATTAATGCAATGCCGGGCAAGTTGCATCTTGTTCCGCATTGCTACGTCTGGAGAAAATTAAATGACAGACATTACAGCCAATGTTGTAGTGAGTATGCCTTCGCAACTCTTCACTATGGCGCGTTCTTTTAAAGCAGTAGCCAACGGCAAAATTTATATCGGAAAAATTGACACTGACCCGGTAAGTCCAGAAAACCAGATTCAGGTTTATGTAGAGAACGAAGACGGCTCTCATGTTCCTGTTTCGCAGCCAATCATCATTAACGCTGCTGGATATCCGGTATATAACGGGCAGATTGCCAAATTCGTAACTGTTCAAGGCCATTCTATGGCTGTATATGATGCATATGGCACTCAGCAGTTCTATTTCCCTAATGTGCTGAAGTATGACCCGGATCAGCTACGGCAGCAGTTAGAAGACCCGGATGGTGCTAAAAAATATCCCGAATTGCAGATTGCACGATGGCGTGATGACAAAGATGTTCGCGGTTGGGGGGCTATCAGTGATGGAATAACTGACGCTACTGAGGCATTCTCTAACGCAGGCTATAGAATGTTTGTTCCTGATGGCGATTTTGCAGTAAATACTCTCGAAGTTGATGTATCTTCTGCTCGAGGTATTGGGAGGATTGTTGCAGATAATGGCTCTCTTATTTCCGTTTCTCGTCTACTTGAAACTGACAAACTTGCGCAGAGAAAAATGATGGAACCTTTTTTTGGTTTTCAGGGAGAAACAAACACAGAAATTTATCCTAATGCCAGAAATGCGTTACAGGGGATCGCATATTGCCGTGTTAATGGCATTGAAAAACTATTTGTCACACAACGGCCTGTTGGGCCAACCTGGTCGGATAAAGAAAGAGTTCGTATTGTTGAGTTTAATCTTTATGATGATGGAAGGGTAGTAAACCATGTTGCGTATTCTCCAGAATTAAACCTTGGGCACGGATTTGATCTTTCTGCCATGGTGGAGAATGGTCAAGTATATTTATATACATCAAGTGTAACCAATTCAGGTGAAGATGGGGAGTCTGCAGGCAAAGGGTTTAGTAAAATAACTTGGCGAGGGGCAGGAACAACTCAGTCTGACGTAAAAAGTTATAATGTATGGGGGATTACTGGTAGCGGTCACCCATTTCAAGATTACAATCGTGCAGGAATTGCCATTTCTTCTGACGGTCGTCTTTTAATAATGGTTAATACACCAAAGAGTGATGCCGCTAAACGAACTGTATTTATATACGATAAAATATCAATTGATAAACTTGAAGATAAAACATTAGCAAACCCCATGTTTGTTTGGGAAATGAGCGACTCACCTTCTGAAGGCGCTTACTCTGTACAAGGTATTGCGTCTGATGGAAGATATATACATATACTTAAGGGAGGCACTAATGCTTTTGGAAAGCATCATATCTTTACATATGATTTAACAGGTAATTTACTAAGAAAATTAGATATCGATGATGCAAGGTCGCAATATGGGCGCGATGGGTTGCTTAACCATCCAACTCTTGGGAATCCAGCCAGATTCGAGCCGGAAGGTTTAACTATTCGTGGCGAAGAAATAATTATAAGCTGCATAGAAACATGGAGGGCAGGAGCTAATATTGTAAACTGGCGTGGAAGAAGATGGGCTGCATCATCTATTGAGACTTCTGGAATAATTGGTGTTCCTCCATCAAATGGCTCTTATTGGGTGGAAACAACCAAGGATGCAAATTCTGGAGACTGGAGTCCTGATACAGATTATGGATGGGGAAGTAGCTATTCTCTTGAGAAAAAGACAATTTACTCTATACGACCAGCGACTGGTAACAACGATGAGCAGAACCTTAATTCTGGCATAACCAATGCTTCAAGTAATGCAGGTGTAGATGCCGGAGAAAGCGGGCGAAATATATCATTTAGATGGCGCAATGCTTTTAATATTGTTGCATTTAGCGAACGTCTTGGTGAGTACTTCAACGCTATTATGTATGATAATAGCTCAAGACTAAGAATATACGATCAGCAAAACGGTAGTGATAACACTGTTTATGGCTCAATCCAGGCACTATTTACGTCATCATTTAAGGGATTGATTTTAAGGGGTAGGGGGGTATCAGCATCAAATAGTTCCTATATTAGGTTACATTCATCTGATGATCCAAACTACCCAAATTCGATCATTGAAGGAACAAGAACAGATGGAAGTTTTTCCAGGGAAACAGATTCAAACGGCACCACTACATTTGCATCGGACTCAGAGCACGAACCGTTGCGTATCAGAAGGGCTTCAGATGGTTTGTTGTTTGCATACGAGAAAGTAAGAGGTACAACTCTCTTTGGAATTTATAGAGGCTCCGGTTCACCTGAGGGTGTTGTGACCGCACCTCAGGGGTCAATGTACATTGATTATAATGGTGATTGGTATCAAAAAAAAACAGGAACAGGAAATACCGGATGGATACTAAAATAAATATAGTTTTTTCAATTAAAGTGCTAGTGCATTAAGCCATGATAAACAAATAAAATAAACCTCTATTGCTTTATTCTATATAAAAAACCACCTCATAATGAGATGGTTTTTTACTATTCTTATTTTTTAATTAAAGGGTATATGATTGACGCCCACATTAAATACCCATTACCATTTAGATGGACTCCATCATCGCTATACTTAGCTAGTATTTTTCTATCTTTTGCCATGTGCACGTTAAGATCTACGAAACGACAATAATTAGATACAGAGCAATAGTTATTTATTGCATTGTTTAATTTTAATATTTTTATGTTGTCATTTAACCTGCTTTCTCTTGACACGTAAAGGGTGGACTGAATGAATACATTAATTCTGTGTTTGTGTAGTTTTTTTATTATATGCTTATAGTCACGAACCACATCATCAACACTTCTTTTTCTTCTGAAATCATTTGTTCCGCCCATAATGAATACATATTTGGGCTTTAATAAAAATATAGAATCAATCCTTCTTTTCATAAATTTAACTTCATCTCCCCCAATGCCCCTATTTGCTACAGATAAACTAGGAAGAAGCTCATTCCACTCTCCTCGCGCGGTTATGCTATCGCCAAGCATAACAATATCCCTTTGCTCCTTTAATAACTCAAACATCGACTCCCTCATGCGATATGGTGGCGTTTTGTTTGTATCAGAAGCAAATGAAAAAAATGGTATAGATAACAAAAACATAAAAATAAACAAATTATCAACAATGTGCTTACTTGTTTGTTTGCATTTGTTAACTGTTTGACTGATTAATAAGGCAATGTTATGATTTTTGTCGTCATAAAATGTAAGGAAAATCATATGAATAAAGGCCTTTTTCTTCCTTGTGGAGAGTATGATTTTATAGCAAGCCTTGGTAAAAAATGTCAACCAGCAGGAAGGTTAAAGCGATTTGGGTTGAGGACATTTAGTGGACCATTTGATTGGTTTGCCTCTCAAAAACTACCTCAAGTTACAAAAATAATTAATAAGGGGTGCGACCACCTTTTCTTGCCTGAAAATATAAAAATTAATGGCAGATTTAAAAATTGTATTGATATCACAGATACAGCGACTGGATTTCGAAGTATTCACGATATTCTTATTGATGACTATGAAAAACAAGGTATTGAAGTCTGCTTGTTTAATATGATGAAAAAAATAAAGGCGAGAAGAAAAAGATTTATAGAGAAAATCAATGAGTCGGAACGTGTTTTACTCGTTAGATTGAATGCAGAACGAGATGCTGTGTATAAACTGAGAAGTGTTTTGGATAAAAAATTCCCAACAACAAAAATAGATCTTCTTATTTTTAAGGAGCGCAAAGGAGAAGACCTTTGCAATATAGACTTTGATATGCCAGATACTTATGTAGTATCTGGTGATAATGAACCAACCAACGATGAGTGGTTGGGTAGCGATCAAGCTTGGAAGATTATGCTTTCATCTGTAAAGATTAGGACTTATTATAGTTCATAATATTTAAATGTTAGATAGCACTGGCAGTATATAATTTATATAGCCATAAAAAATAACACACAAAGCTTTGCACTTGATTGCAAGGTTTTGTGCTCTTCGATAGTGGTTAAGGTGGTTCACTCCACCTTTTCATCAAGCCAGTCCGCCCACCACTGCATCATTTCTCTGCGCTTATCGAGATACTGAGCATGGTTGTAAATACCGCGCACAGATCCGCCGTTGGCATGTGCCAGCTGCACTTCAATAGCGTCAGCAGGCCATTCGTGCTCGTTCATAATTGTGCTGAATTCATGCCTGAATCCGTGACCGCTTTCCAGACCTTCATAGCCGATTTGTTTGATCACAAGCAATACCGCGTTCTCGCAGATTGGCTTCTTCTTATCGTTGCGCCCGGCAAAAACAAACTCTGAGACTGGTTTGGTGATTGAGCTTAGCGTAGTGAGAAGTTCAACCACCTGGTCTGACATCGGGACCACATGAATTTTGCGTCCCTTCATCACATTGGCGTCGATGGTGATAATCCTGTTTTCAAAATCGACGTTCTTCCATTGCATGGAACGAAGCTCTTTCGTTCTTAGGGCTGTGTAGCGTAAAACTTTGGTCGCAATGAGCGATACGATACTTCCTGAAAATGTTGCAAGTGCTTTGTTGAATGCCGGGATCTGGTCTGCTGGAAGAAACGGGAAGTTCTTCTTGCGGTATCCCTTCATGGCGTCAGCAAGGTCAGGTGCCGGGTTATATTTAGCCCTGCCGGTGACAATAGCGTAACGGAAAACCTCGCCGCACCTTCTGCGTGCTTTGTTGGCTCGCTCCATTGCACCGCGATCTTCAAACCTGCGGATTACTTCCAGCAGTTGCATAGGCTCAATATCCTGAATTTCAAGGCCGCCGATGATAGGTAAAATGTCGTCATCAAACATTTTTGCAAGTTCAGTTGCATAGCCTACTGACCAGACTTGCTTCTTGTGCTCATACCATTCCTTGTAAATCACACTAAAGGAATTGTTGTTAGACGAAGCCTTTTTCGCTTTTACCGGATCGATGCCAACCGAGATGTCTTTCCTCGCAGTCCATGCCTTATCCCTTGCCTCCTGCAAAGTCATAAGCGGATATTTTCCGACAGTCAGGATTTTCTCCTTACCGTCAATCTTGTAGCGAAGCTGCCATACCTTTTTCCCTGACACAGGGACATAAAGGTACAGGCCATTACCATCGAGTAGGCGGTATGGTTTTTCTTTCGGCTTTGCTGCTTCAATCTGCTTAACGGTGAGCAT